GGTGTAATATTTAATAAATTAGTTTTATTATATCTTTCTTTATTAATCCATAATTGTTCGTATGCTATTAATTGTATTCTATTACTATCTTTATCTATATTATGAATTTTGTATTTTCTTAATTCAAAAATCATAAAGTCTTCTGTTCCATATTTATCAAATAAATCATATATTCTATAATGTGAATTATATATTCCCTGTTTAAAGTATTTATATTGGTGTTTATGTTTTTTCATTCGTTCTTCTAAACTTTTAAAAGAAGACCCTATATAACACAAGTTAGTATTATATTTATACACTATTTTATATATAATACCGTAAATATACATATATATATATTAATACTATAATCTTTTTAAGTCATTCACATAAGTTTATAAAAAAAAAATTTATATAAATACAAAAAAATACTTTTACTTTTTGTCTTTTTCTGTTTCTGTTTCTGTTTCTGCTTCTGCTGTGGTTGTTTCAACAGACTTTTTGCCTTCTTCAAATCCTAAATTATAAGCTTGTAAATATAAATCACTCACTTCTTCACCGTTTTTACTAACAAAATCATTTCCACTAATTTTACACTTTCTTATCATATACTTTTATATAATATTTTTTTTTAATTTAAAAATCTTGTAGGTATTTCACGAGGTTTTAATTCGTTTTCAATTAAATCTGTTTTTTCTTTATGTTCTTTTTCAACTTTACTATTTAACTTAACCTTTTTAGGTTTTTCTTTTAAATATATTTTTTTTACTTTTAGTTTCATATATAATTTATAAAATAAAAAAATTATAAAAGTCCATAACTATAAGTTATACAATCTATCACTAAATTAATTCTTTTTAATTTTAATAATTTTGTATTATCGTTTATACTTTTATCTTCTTCAATATGTTTTTTTTTAGATTTGTAAAAGTCTAATTGAGTTTTAGCAAAACAAACTTCGTCAGGATAGAACCAAGCGTATAACATATAATTTATGATATAAATTTTTTTAGATTAATATTATTTATAATTGGAATTTTATTACTTTTAATTCCTTTCAAGTTTTGATACATACTTGATTTAATACCTTTTTCTATTTTCTTATTTCTATTTCCTATTTTAAATTGAACCATACTTTTACTTTGTATTGGTTCTATTAATTTAGTAATTTCACTATACATATATATTATTAAAATATTTTAATCTATTTTATTATATACTAAATCTGCTGTTTTAGCACTATGTAGCATTTCCTTACCTAACTTTTGTTTTTCTTTTAAAGACATATTAGTATCGTTATATTTATGACTAATATAAATACTTCTTAATAAACTTGTAGATACTTTTTTATTTTTATAATTTTCAAATAAACTATTTAAATTTTTTGTTATACCATTAGCACTCATAGGTGTTCCGTCTTTAACATTGATTAATAAGTAATCACTATTAGTAATATCTAACCAATCTTTGATTAATTTTTTTAATACCCTATCACTAAATTTAATAATTTGTTCCCCATTATACTTTTTTGTTTTATATTCATTTAATTTAAAGTATGGTTGTTTTGTAAATATTAAATAATTTTTATCAGGGTCAGTTTTAGTATCTTTTGTAAATACTTTCATTTCAGCAAAATCGTTTCTAATAACTGGGAATGCTACACCTGAATATAAATATAAAAGTAAATATTGTTGAATTAATATTTTTTGTTTATTAGTTAATTTATTTGGGTCAGCTTCTAAATATGGTTTAGTGTCTTTTTTTAATTGTTTTAAAAGTTTTAATATTTCACTATATTCAATCCAATTCTCACTTTGAGTTTTAGATTTTTCTTGGTCTTCATAATTATCAACTATATCACCTTGTAATTCTTTAATTTTAGAATTATACTTTTCTAAAACATTTTCAAAATCTTTATCTTTTTGAATAGCAACAACAATCGCAACTAAATAATTTTTTAAAGTAGATTTAGCTTTTTCTTTTAAAATATCCATAACTTTATTATAATTTTTTAAAAAGTTTAAATTTTTAATATCCTTATTACCTTCTATTAAATTATGTAATATAGCAAGATTTGCTATATAAGTTTTAATACTTGTTGGACTGGCGTTTGGTTTGTTTTTTTTTATGATTTCTTCTAAATTCATTATATATTTATATTATATTTTATTTTTAGATTTATAATATCAATTTTAAATTATTTCTAAATTATTAAAGTTTTTAAATATTCTTTTTTTTTTAGGAAGTTGTAAATTCACAAACATAAAATTATGTGGTGCGTCAAATACATAGTCATATAACATATCAGCTTCTTTTAAATCTACTGGTAAAAATTCTTCTGCGAATACTTCTTTTTCTTTTTGGGTGCTGTCGAAAAACCATATTTGATTAAGTTGCGACCGAATTTGAATTGGAATACTTCGAATTTTCTGTGAAACTATAAAAGTCTGTAAGGAACTATATTTGCCTAAAATATGCCTACCATTGAAACAAATTTTTTTAAAAATTCTGGAACTATTTTTATCACCGTTAATCCAAGCTACAGCGTCGTCAAGAAAAATTGCTACTCTATGGGGGTCGTCTTCTTCACCTTCGTCTTTTTCTGTATCAATAATTTCTTGAATTATTCCAGCTAAATCGTCATTATCACCAAGACTAATAATTTTTTCTTCAGGTAATTTTAAATCCATAGTTAAACTTGGACTAATATAATATACACTATTAAATACATTATTATATAAATTACTTTCTTTAGTTCCATAAAGTAAAGTTTTTATTAAACTTGATTTTCCACTTGCTGGTAATCCAATAATAGCAGAACAATTTACATAGTTTAAGAAAGGTTCTAAATTCTTTGGTCTATCACCAGTTTTGAATTTAGTTCCATTTACTTTTATATTATTTTGTCTTTCCACTATCTTCATTTATATTATTATTATTTATTTTTTTTAGTATTTTATCTGCTAATTCGTTATTAGTAGCAATTCGTGCTAATAGTGCTTCTTCACTATCTATTGATTTATTCATAACCGTTAAAGTAGAACTGGGATTGAAAATAAATTCTGCTAATAAAATAAAAGTATATGGTAATCCATTAAAATCAACGGTATTATCACGACTATCAGTAATTTTTATTTCAATTCGTTTTATAGAACTTTGACTAATTTTATGTTTAAATGGTTCAGCACCTTCGTCATAATATAAAATATTATATGGTTGTAAATCTATAGGAACAACTAATAATTCACCACTACCCGTATCATTAGCAGTAGTCGCTACATTTGAACCAATTAAATTACTTTTAATATGTAATCCGTCTAATCCGTCAGCCATATCAATTACTTTTTGACTTGTAGCAGAACTACTTGTTGTAAAAATAATATCTGTATTGTTAAATCCTAACATTCTATTACAAGAATTAGATACATTTGTTCCACTTGAAAATAATAAAGTAGCAGATTGTGGGTCTGTTCCACTTGCTATTAAAAAAGATACTTTACCGACAACACTATCAAAAGTAATTGTATATTTAAAACTAAAAGTAGTATTTGCTTCTAATAATTCTTTAATTTTTGCTAATAATTCTGTAATATTATAATTTCCGTCAGGTATAGTAATAGTATAGGTATTAGTAGAACTATCTGTTTTAGTTTCTGTAATATCTAATTTATTGTTTTTTTGATTAGAACTCAAAGTATAAAAACTGAACGGAATAAAAGCTTTTTTTAAATGTAAAACTATATTCTCGTCTTTTCTTGCTACGACCTCACTTTGTAATTCATAAAATTTATGTCCGTCTAAAGAACTCACTAAAGTTCCGTTTTTAGAATTCAAAACAATTTCTATAGGAAGTCTTGGAACATAATTATCTTTAGTATTCATATATATTATATTATATTTTTAAATTTAAAATTGAGCTAATATTTGTGCTTCTGTTCGTGTTTCTGTATCACCAGTAGGAACTTGAGGCATACTACCTATACTTTGTGCTAATCTTTCTATTCCCCTTTGTTCGTTAATTCTTGCCTCAACACTTGCGTCCCTAACAGGTCTTAAATCACCAGCCATATCCCTTTCAAATTCCATTGTTTCCCTAACAGATTGAGGGTCATTAGGCCCCATACCCCCACCCATATCTTGTTCTAATTGTTGTTGTTGTTGTTCTTCTAAACTTGGTGGGGAATAAGGTTCTTGACCTGATAAATCCATTTGTGAAAATCTATCCATTCTTGGGACACCTTGTCTAAATCCTGCTCGTGTTTGTCTATCAATAGTTCTTTGTCTTAATGGTGGTCTTTCCCTATTTGGATTTAAATTTCTTTCTGTTGTAGCAGTTTGTCTTTGTCTATTTTCTATATTTTGTAAAGTTTGTTGAGCGTTTCTTAAATTTTGTAAAGTATTTTCTGCGGCTTGTTGTAGTTGATTACCTACTGCTTGACCTAATCCAGCTTCTGCTAAATTTCTACCACGATTTAAAATATTTTCTTCATTTTGTAATCTATTTAATTGTCCTTGATTTCTCATAATATTCATTCTATTTAATAAAACA